GTCAGATCCACGACTGAGCGGCATGATCGCTTCTGGGCCAGCCTCACCCATAAGTCCAAAGCGGCCAGTGCCCCCGTTGGCGTAGGCAAACATCGTGGGCTTGTTAACGATGCCGCCTTTGGCAAAAGGACTGATGTTTGCCGCATTAAGGAATCCGCTTGCACCTGAAACGCTGTCACTCGAAAGAGATCCAAATCCTCCTAAATTAAACCCTGAGCCACCTGACCCTAACCCAGGCAGCAACCCAACGACCTGATTCAGAATATACATGGTGATCATCTTCTGAATGATCTGCGCTGCCATATCAAGGAAGTAACTGGCAATATTCTTGAAGAATCCAGCCAATGCTTCCTGAGTAGTAGAAGTGCCATCAAGAACACTTTTGAACGAATCGGAGAACGCAGTACCAATAGCGGTTGCGGCACCAATCACCTGATTCGCTGGATTTGTTAATTCTTCAAGACCTTTCTTTAACCCTTGAATTGCTACGGTTATTTTACCTGGATTCAAAATACTATCCATGCCAGTAGGGAAGGCTTGTTGATCAATCGTTCCCGCTGCGAAAATTTTCCCTCCAGCGTCAAGAGCTTCTCCACTGAAGCCATAAGCTTTTAGTTTCTCGCCAAACCTTTTGGCTGCAAGCTCTTGCATGGCAAATTCCTTTTGCGCATTAGCAGCATCAACAAGAGCCAACTCTAGTTCGTTGATTTTGCCGGTAATTTTAGGAAAGGCTTGACCTGCTTTAGCTTCGTAATCAGCCAACTTTGCCCTGAGATCATTTGTTTTGTCAACTGCCTTATTAAAAGCTTCAGAAAACTTATTCTCAATGGCTTGTTCAGCGGAGGCTCCAATCCCTTCTGTTTTCAGCGCAATATCGCGCAGCTGTCTGTCAAGAATTTCAGACAATTTCAAAGCCGCGTTCCTTGCTATAAGGGCTTTGTCGATACCACTTCTGCCTGATCCGCTTCCAAGTGCAGTCTTGGGTGTTTCGGTTATACCAGGAAGACCTATACCTTCGTCTGGCCTCTGAATGTCAACGCTGCCAGACGTTAGAGAATTAATTTCATCCCTAAGCCTTTGCCTTGTATCTGTTATTGATTTTATGTCTAAATCAAAATCTCTGATTCTTCCAGACCTTGTACCCAAAAAGTCGCCCTTCTCGTCCATCTCTTTTTGCATACTTGCTCTTTGAGCTCTTAGGCTCACCAGGCTTTTGTTCGCGGCCTGTATGAGAACAGTATTCTTATTGATTTTGGCATCATCTGTAACGCCAAAAAACTTATTAAGTGCTTTTGTGGCTTTCGTTATGACGTCCGCAACATTTATAAAAGTTTCTTGAAAAGCACTTCCTATTGGAGCGAGCAAAGCGCCAACACTTTCGCTTAACTTACCGAGTGAAACTTTTAAACGATCGCCAGCAGACTCAGGTCCAGATGCAATTATTTTTGCATTTTCGCCATAACGTTCAAGCAATGCTTTGGTGAAGGTTTGGAAGTCCTGAAGGCTAACTTTTCCACCCTCAAGTGCTTTGTCTAATTCTTGAGGAGTTTTACCAATACTTTCAGCAAAAAGACTGAAAGCACCTGGCAGTCTTTCACCAATCTGTTGACGCAGTTCCTCAGCGGAAACCTTGCCTTTACTAAAGACCTGAGCAGTTGCTGTAAGCGCAGAGTCAACATCTTGCAGCGATCCGCCAGTTGCCCGGACGGCTGCAACAATTCCATTAAATGCAGTTTTAGTGTCGTCTAGGTTCCCGCCAGCACCCTGGACGGAAGCCTGTAATTTCGTAAATTGTTTAGTAAGAATTTCTTGGGGAATTGCGTAGTCTTTTGTGCCTTGCTCAATAGCCTGCAAAGACCTTGCATACTCCTCATTGTTTGTAGTAACACCCAAGAGGGCAATCCTGAGTTTTTTCAGGTTTGCCGCGTATTCGGCTGTTGCGCCCAATGCTTGCCTTAATTGTCCAACCTGAGCGCCAATAGCTCCGCCGACGATTGCACCAGCAGGACCGCCAAAAGCTGCACCAGCTAAAGAGCCAATAGCCCCTTCAGCCCCACCAAACACACCAGCACCGGCAACCGTGCCAGCAATTTGCGCTGCACCTCTTAATCGTCCACCTCCTTGCTTGCGGCCTTCCGCCTTTGCAAGTTTTTTGTCTAACTTTTCAAGTTCTAGGCCCGCTTTTTTGAACTCATCACCAGTTACATCAACAGAACGCCTAAGAGCTTCAAAAGCTTTCTTTTGCGCTTCCAGTGAATTTATAGAGTTCCCAGTCTTTTGAGCAAACTTTGTGATTTCAGCCGTATATCCTTTTAGCGTATTTTCAGCATTTACAGATTCAGTCCCCAGCTTCCGCAAAGAAGACTTGAGCTGATTAAGACCCTTTAGACCACTAATCTTGGCCTTGATCTCCAATACGGTTGGATTGACAGCCATTACTTATCCGATTTGTTTAGTTCTAAGAGTGCTGCTGCTTCCATTACTCGAAGACCCTCCAGCATCTCACGGGGATTATCTACATCATAAAGGGACATTAGTCCTGACGCACCCAGCAAAACCTCATACTTCAAACCAACGTACCCTCCCATCGTGACGTTCCACTGGGTCTGCATACGCAAAAACATCATCACAGTATCCCAATTCTCATCCCAAACCTCAAACGTATCGTTCTTAGGCTTTTTTTTACTGACTACCTTTACACCAAAAGCAGCTGCGTCATCGTCCGTCCTGTCTTCAACTCTTTTGCCGCCATCAAGCCAGTGCTTAACAGCGCCTTTTAGTTTCCCTCTTGTGCCCCTGCAATTGACTCGATGTACGCATTGGTTATTCCTCGCACAAAGCAGGTGTCTTCAGAAAACTCTTTTAGATTCTCCTGAGAAAACTTTACGGGCTTGCCGTCTTCGTCCTCAATACCTTCCCACCCGCAGACGACTTGAGAAAGAAGCTCAAACTCACCCTTCTCCTTCAACTCAGAGGTCGGCACCCGCTTAAACACCGCGTCAAAAGTTGAAGTCTCAAACACGCCGCCATCAGCAGGCTCCTCAACTTTCACGGGCCACTTAAAAGTTTTAACCTTTTTGCGAACGAATGCCATTGAGCAGATTTAACTGCAATTAGCTTACAGCAATAAAAAAGGCCGTGCTCTCCAACACGGCCTCGGGAGCCCATCTCGTCAGATCAAGTGTACACCAAGCCGAACTCATCATTCCCTGCCGTTGATGGAATCGCGGTGTATGGGATGTTTAGCATCGCAATGCCGTCTTGATCGCCATAACTCACGTCCCCGATGTCGATCCGGGTGCTAGCAAAATCAACGATGTTCCCAGCCGTGGTGCCGTGCTGGAACGTCAAGTTACCCAGCGTGCCGTCAGCCAATGCAGCAGTGAAATAATCCTTCGTGGCAATCGAAACCATCTCGATACTCACGCTGCCGCTTGCGCTGCGATCAGTGATGATCACTTCTTTGTCGCAACCAATCAGCTCGCGATACACGACTGTGTTCCCGATGTCCATGCTCACTGACTGCAAGCAGCCAGAGTAAGAAAGCAAGGAGAAGGTGTCTGTGTTGCCGTTCTTAAAGATCAGCGGTGTCGCCTGATTCGCGTAAGTAACGCTAGGCAATGCTGAATCATCAGGAGCGTTATAGATGCCAGTGAAGGTAAAATCGATGGTTGGGATTTCACCCACGTTGGCATTCAAAGTAAATGTGCCTCTAGCACCTGTTACCTTATGACGAACACCATCGATGTTGTAGTGAATAGTGACTGAGCTAAAAGATGCACTTACTGGTGCATAGGTGACACTGACTCCAGCGGATACAGTCTCAGAAAGGCCACAAGCCTGAAGAGCTTTACCGTACTGAGGCGCGGTGCCAGCAGTACCAGACCCCGCTAACTCAACACTGAACGTACATTCAACGCGAGTGTTAGCAAGCAACTGTTCAGAAGCACCCAGATAAGGACGAATCAGGTCGCGACTAACAACATCACTCTGCTGTGGGGTGATGTTCAGATCTCTCACCAGAACCGCGTCGGTTCCGGTTGGAGTCGGATCGGTCCCGTAAGTTGACTCTGTTTCGATCAGAATCAGTCGTTTCCTGAGAAGAAGTGGTGCCATTTTCTTGTGGGGGGTCGGCGGGAAGTGTTCGCTTGATCAGAGTGCGTTTTCCGGTTTCTGGATCGATTAAATACGACCCACCTTGACCGCTGTACTCGTCTTTCATCGTAATCCTTGCAACTGCTTAGACCTTAGTAGGCAGTAAGGTCTGCTACTTGAGTGCGATAAAGCACTTCGTAATCACAAGAAAATACCCCCGCAGGTTGATCAGCATCAAAAAAGTCGAAATTCGTGATTACAGGTTGAATATCAATAGCTAAACCGCCCAAGGTTAAATCTGCCATTAGCAGTGAATGCATTGATTCGATTACCGGGTCAGCATCTGTATAAGCGTTAGGAGATCGAATAGTGACGATCACCCTCACCCGCATTGTCCAGTCAAGCTTTGGCAGGCTTGTGTTTTGCTGACAGGTGTCCGTGGTTGGCTCAACGATGACGGCAGGTGATTCAGCCCTGGCCAATGCTGTAACCCTTGATCTGTACACCCTCCCACTAACGCCAGCGGTGCTGGCCAGTGTCGTGGCAATCTGCGCCAGGATTTGTTCGCGCCTAGTAGTCATTTAAGTAGGGTCAGGCCATTCTGAAT